TGACCTGGAAAGCGATCTTATCGAACCGACGTCGCAGGTCATCTTGATTCTTAAACCGGACCACTTGTTTCTGGTGGAACCCGCCCATTTCAGCGTACTGCGCCCGGAACGATGTGAACGATGTTCCATAGATGCCTTTATCCAGCGCACGGAATTGACCGTACACATCAAGCGGCGAGTGAGGCATTGGCGTCCCGGTGAGTCCGATCCTCTGCCTGGCGCGATCAGCGAGGCGTGAACAGAACCGGCTTGCCACGCCACCAGGGGCTTTCAGCTTGTGGACTTCGTCAAATACTATCAAATCCCATTCGCTTTCAAGGCACCACTTCGCGAACGGCTGCCGCCATACAGCTTCATAATTGATAACTAAAACCGAACGCTTCTTCCGTACATCATTGACTTTTATATATGATTGTGCAGTTTCTAACCGCTTTGAAATCTTGTCATAATAAAGGATAAGTGGTTTAATATCGCTTATAGAATGTTTCCGGAACTCCCGATCCCAGACATTCAGGACAGAAACCGGACAGATAATCAGAACCTTCTGTATTGAAATATCATTATCGATCAGGTCTACAATCACTTTCGATTTACCTGTTCCCATATCCATCGCGAGCATCGTTGCTGTTTGATCTTTGGCAAACCAATAAGCACGGAGTTGATGTTCCCATGGCTTGATCTTCGATTTGATTTCTTTGAGATTGGATGTCTCTCTCATTTCTTTGCGCTGTATGGCAAGCAGAGCCATTTCATAGATTTCATTATCAATTAGTTCGGTAAACGGCTCAAACTTTTCTATGACGGTCTGAGCGGCAGTAGGTGTAAGCGGAAATTCCCATCGACGGCGCGCTTTATTCCACCGGCGCCCGGGGATGGATCGACAGATTTCCTTCAGGTTGAATGGTGTCTTGGCAACGATAACACCGCTATCGACATAGACTTTAGTCAGCATTAGCTTCTTCCTGAAATTCAGGACAGTCAACCTTGACAAGCTCATAAACTTTCTTGGTAACTTCCTTGTATTCAACCTTGCAACCTTTTGGATCATATCCTATAAGGTGAATATAATATGGATGATTCCAAATTGCGTGTAAAAAATAAAGCTTTCCAGTATCTTCGTCTAAACAAGAATCATATTTAGGATGATAATCTAATACATCCCCAATCAGTTGGAGCATCTCAAAAAAATCATCTTTTGTGGAATCCTGCTTAAATACGTGGATTTTATTATTCCACAGATGATTCACCGCAATAAGTATTTGAATAAACCAACCACGTTTTTCAATCTCCTCACCAATTCGCCGATAAAAATCCAGTAAATCAATTTTGAATTGATGTAAAGATTCTATCCTACGATCAATCTCTTCAGCCCATTCAGGCTTTAGTTCTACCTTACCCATTATACCTCTCCTTCATATCGGGTTTCAGTACTCCAATCCGAACCACGCGGGGCTCCCCGGCGTGCGTACAGCGGACACTTAATTGCGGAAGAATTACATTGGCATAATCCCGTAACTCTTCGCGCGGGATCGGCTTATCGTAATCTTCAACCTCAATTGAAACCTGTATCCGGTATTCATAACTCGTCATCATGAGATTATTTCCTCACCAAGATTTGCGCGACACGTTTGATCTCGCGCGGTATTCGATAAACCCCGGGCGTTCCGGCAATCACAATCGCCATCCCCCGGATGTCGTAATCGGTCAAGTGTACCCAGTTGTCATGAAAATAGTTCACCATGTTTTCAATATGTGCTTCCAGCATTGATGCATATCGGCTTGAGCGTTCGGGGTCGCGTGATTTACAAGTTGTGATGTCTACACTGGATTTTGAGACCCCGATGATTTCCGCTATAATCCTGTTACTCAAGCCATACTTATTACGGACATCACGTAATTCCAGCTTCTCATCCGGTGTTACATCACCAGGCAAGCCGATAAAATGTGTGTCGATAAAGTGTTTATCCATTGCGTTATCCTTCATTTTTGGATGCTTGCCAGAATCTCCAGCGGTTATCTTTGAATTCAAGCAGTGCAATATCACCGTTTGGATATTCAACCCAAACTTTCTCTTTAGATGCTTTCAGAACTTTCGCCTCATTTCCAGCTATACAGGCTAAACAATCTGATTGCTGAATTTTATGAGAGCATGCAGGAACGATCCGCCCAGGACGTACTACCATCTCATTTATAATAACCACAACTTCATCGGCACGCCGATCTGAGGCACGCCGATCTGAGGTACGCCAATCTGAGGTACGCCGATCTGAGGTACGCCAATCTGAGGCACGCCGATCTGAACTCATGATTGCTGCCGGATTGTTATACCTGGATGCAGATTATCCGGATCAAAAGGTTTGAACCTGTTCGAATCCAATTTAATTTGTCGCGTGAGTTCCTCACGCTCACCCCGCGCAAGGCGCTTACATTCTGATTTTGAGATTGGTTCACTAATCTCATCAGGTAAACGATATTTTAACAGACCGCCGACTAAAAGCTTATATCCGCTTCGACCATCCTGATAGGTGATATGGTATGTCCACTCACCATCAGGCTTTTGGAAAACTTCAGTATTCAGCATTGTCCGATTCTCCTATTTGTTTAAGGTGTTATTGCCTCTTGTACAACTGATCTGAATACCATCGAAAACGGCATCAGACAGTTGAGAATGTCCAGAATATACTCAGCCCGAAAGTAAAACCATTTCTGACCGGTCTTGACCGGTTGACCGCCCGCCTTAATAACCTCGTCCTTCATTTCAACCGGACAGCAGAAAACATCCGGTTTGCTGGTCCCATAAATCTCGCGCTTCACTTGACCCCCTTGTTTTGTTTACGACCTGATACCTTATATCATTGGACTGAGAAAAGGTGCAAACCTTCAATTTTCCTGATGCGTTTCTCTTGATCTTCAATTATATCGGCAAGGTATTCTATCATACTTTCAATAGATTCGCCATGCTGATATTCACTGGTATCGGAAAGATAATTTAATCCTTTATGACAAGATTCCCGAATCCATTTTAATTGTTCTGCTTCCATTGGAACTCCCTGATGGTGTATACTTTTGTGAACTGTGAACACTTATTACATATCAATATAATATCGATCACAAGATAATGTCAAGAGATTTTATAACTTTTTTACAAAGAAATTAAAATAATCAGGGCAACCAATCTCTCGGTTGCCCTGAAACGGGAGTGACAATGCCTTCGCATCTGTGATTAAGGCTATGCCCTCAACCACACCCGTCGAATTTAGCGCATAAACCGCCCTTCCTGACGATTCTAAGCCCTATCCTATGTCCCGATATACCCTTACGTCAATAACCCCTTTAATTTATAATACTTACGTAAAAGTCAGTCTTTTAGAAAGCCCTGTACGGCGATTATCGCTGGAAACCCCTTGCTGTATTGACTTCGCAACCTGCTTCCTGAATACATCCATGTCGATATTCGGACAAGTCTTCGACCACAAGCCTTTCTGCAAGAGTTCATAGTGCCCTCTAATACATTCCACACCGGTCAATAGTGGAAAGTCCGGACTCTTGAAATATATTTCAGCAATCCGTACAAACGCATCGAACTGCTTCCGTGTGAACTGTCGGCGCCCGATCATGCAAGTTCCAATGGACTCATGATTATGTCCTTTGCAGTGCGCACCCTGATACAATAGATCGCGACCACTGAAGCTCGCTCCATCGAAATGGAAATCGGGTCGCTTATTTATCCATGCTTCATAGTCCCGGTAGCCGTTTGTGATAACATGGTGATAGCCGATGGTATCATAATTCCGGTCCGGGGCGGTATGCCACTCGGTTATCAATTTGACATTCCCATAGTAGGACGCCGAACAATGCAGGATCAGGTAACGAACATTTTGAAAATTTAGTGGAAGCATCATACCACCTTAATTTCTTATTTACCTCATTCAGAATTTTAGTCGTCAAGGTTTGCACCTTTTCTCAGTCCAATGATATAGTGATGCAGATGAATAAGGATTTCATCTTCACCTGCTTCCCAAATACCTTTTCCCAGCGCTTTGCACATATACTTTGAACCGGCTTCACCATGCTTGACACCAAGTGCTTCAGCCGCAGGTCTGGTGCGTTTCCCCTTCGCCAATTTGATGATTTCCTTCACTATTCCAATTATAGTGACGGGTCCAATCTTCTTGCCTCCGAAGATGCCAATGAGAATACCAAAGGCACCAGAAATAACTGGCAGGAAATCTCCGAGAAAATCAAACATTTTAAACTCCTGTTAATAGTTTTACTCCAAGCAGAATGAGTGCAACCGTGAGTGACAATCCCCAACCCACTATAGCCCACATTCCTTTTGTCATACCGTTACGAAACGATGTATTTTCCTGAACGTCCGTTACAAGATTGTTCTTATAATCACCGTTGCCGAAGAGAGCCGTGTGCATATCGTCAACCTTTAAGATAATGTTATCGAGCTTGTTCTCCAGTGCAACCATCTCCACCCGGCATTCTGTTTGATCGGTCATTGTGTTTATCCCTTTCTCCCAGTACCTTTGCCTTTACCGCCGCCAGAACCGTGACCGGGTCCACCTTTAGTGCAACCGCCTTTATTCTGATTTAGGCGGTTACCACCCGCAGCCAACAGCCTGAATACCGGCTTATCCGATCCCCAAAGCGTATATCCTGTTATCATCTTTGGTTTTCTTTAATTATTTTCAATTTTACTGCATTTTTATTGAAAAACACTTGCGTATTACTTGCATATATATTACATTTACCCTTGAAATCAATCACGAAAGGAATTTAATAATGCGTTTATCCCCTTGGAAACACCCCGAAACCGGCAAAATAAGAATATACATTAACGACTTTGACACCGCCGGTCTGAAAATCTGGATTGCAAAGTCCGATAATTTCGAAGATCGCGACTGGGACTTCTACCATTCTGGCTATCCAGAATTTATCCATTCATTGAATCATCCGGAAATGACATCCTGGGACGGAGTTGCCGAAGATGTCGTTAAAGAATTCAAACTCGAAGGTAAATCCTTCGATGATATAATCAAATTAGCAAAAGGAGCTTAAAGTGAAAGCTCACCTCAAAAAACGTGGTTCACAAATCGTCAGAATCACTCACAATGGCGCTGAACAACATCTAATTAAACCTTCCACTCGTGATATTGCCCGCGAAATTTGCGCAAAATTCAACGCGTTGCCGCCACAAGAACGCTATAATATCAAGGATGGGATTGAAAGGTTAAAACAAATTCGCGACGAAGTTGAAGCCAATCCGTCACCTTGGATCTCAAAAATCCAGTCGATTTCAAAGAGACTGGCGCTAAGTCTTGGAATCCCAAAATGCTCTCCAGACCTGCTTGCCAAGCATTTCGGAGTCGATCAAAGTACAATATGGCGCTGGCTCGAAGGTCAAACGCCTACCATTAACCACCAGCTTCTCATTGTCGAAATAGATAAAAAATTATAACCTGAAAACTACTTGAATCCCCTCAAGATTACCTTTATACTAAGACCTACAGTGTTACTGAAAATATCAGTAGTATCCCAACCTCTTGGATCAAAAAGACTATGTTCTTTGAACACTTCATCAGCAACTTCCCAGAGAATCCCGAGAGCAAAAGTAATTCCGATTGACCAAAAGAAAGGAACTCCAAACTGTTCCCAAACATCAGCAAGCATATAACTGCCGCTCATGTGTAATAATGAATACTGATCGAACTGGTTAAATAGTCTATCACAATGTCCAATGCTACTTGTAATAAGGAGAAGAAAGATAATAAGAAGACATTTTGTCAAGAAACTCATGGAACCATACGTCCTATCTCTTCCTCGATGCAGCATTAGCACCAAGAGTAAACCACATTATTGTGAAGGTCAGTAGGATACTCAAAAGTGCTGTTACGAAAATTTTCAGTATCCCGTTTTTCATTTGCCTAACTTTTCTGAAAACAACATTTGGATTTCCTTGATTTTCGACGTTTCTGGCACAGTATTTGAAACGCCAACTTTATGTAATTTAGTTAATTCCAGTATTGATTTTTAGTGTTTCTGGCATAGTATTTGACATTTCGATTCTGCTGAATACCCTGTATATAACGTCAAATAATTCGATGTTCGGATTTAATTCTTTATTTATCAATCTGTTATAAGTTTGTGAAAATTTTAGCAATCGCCTTAGAAGCGATTGCACGAGATTCAGTACTCCCTGATGCAGTGGTTTTCAAGGTAAAAGTAGAGATTGTAGAAAGTAGCCTCCGGAAGATTCTCACTTCGGTGCCAAATCTATCTCTGGCAACCACTCCTTTGCTAGCGTAACTTTGCGAGCCTTTTCTTGAACGGTTAGATATTTCTCAATCCGCTCCTTTACCGGAAAGGCTATTTGCTGTGCATTTTTTGCATCCACAATCGGCTCTGCCCAGCGTTCTGCATTATAGCGTGGAACATCATGCTGCAACGCCCTATGAATTCGCAGGTTTAGCACATCAAACTCCGCTTGGCTTACACAGACAATTACTTTTCGTTCTATTTTACGCTCTTCTGGTATGATGATTACATCCCATATTCTGAAGCAAAATATGCTTCGACCGCTTGCCTTCTGGCATCTGATAAATCCTTATGACATAATGCAAATTCAACTATACTCCCTTCATAAAATAACTCATAACCATTTTGATAACGTGCTGCAATAGTACAAGTATTAAAATCAAGTCTCATCTCCATATCAAAAGCATCTATTATTGATGTTCCATCCAACCATAACTGTCCTGTTGTACCTGTAAATATATGAGATAAATAATGCGGGTTTGTATCGGGCACTTCTGTAGAAGCATCGTTTTTATTCGATACCTCACTATTTCGTCTACCAATCTTATATACTGGATCATCTGTTGTAGCTAAAAAATGCCATATCCCGTTTCCTCCGTCTAAAAAGAAACCAAAATGATAAGCACTATTATCGGATTTCTGTATTACAGCAAAAATCGTAAATGGTTCATCACCGCTCAACAATGTTGCTAACGCATCGCAGGTAACAAACTCATCCGTTGTGAACTTAATAACCTCGTGTCCACCAATGAGATCACCGGCATCCTCTGACCATAACGGCTGATTATTGCCTACCGCTTGTATCCAATCATTATCCTCACCGGACTGGTCAAGTATGACGCTGACTCTCTTATCACCGTCTTTTGTGACATAATCTGTGATTGGATCGCCCCAAGTCCGCCAGTGAGTCACCAGATCATCTTTGGCATGCGTGAGGGGAAAGCCACCACCTGCACTCATTCCATATGGCGGACTCCCGTATAGCGGTCTCGTAAATCCGAATTTACCGTATGGCTTAATTAAGCTCATCATGTTACCAGAATAGTTGCCTTGACCGTTCCGTCATCAGCCCCATCATCACCGGTCAGGATAACCTCGAACCCATCGCCGCCGATAAAATCATTCTCATCGCCGCTGTCGGAAAACAACTGATTCAGATACCAAACCGACACCTGGTTGATGGTTGCGTGATTGTACGGATCCAATACTGTAACGCCGGCACAATTCTCAGTTTCAACCAGCGTTCCCGCCGCATTGCGCCCCAGCGGCTTGATTGAAACAACCGTACCATCACACCCAGCGGCGAACGTTATCCCCTCCAGCTTCAGCCAGAATTGACCGTCCGGGCGCATATCACGCAAGTCAACCACCATGATGTCCGGCGTTGTACCCGCGACCGTTAAGACCTCTGTGATTTCAATCTTTCGCCGGATTAAAAAGTGATCGCCTTCTATTGCTGTTTTTACTGCTGCCATCTTGAACTCCTTGAGTTACTAATTAACCGTAAATCCGGACTTCCGATTTCGGTTCGATAATGATGTCGCTTCGCAAAAATGCTTCCGCGCCAGTATCTGCCCCTGCAGTTAAAACCACACGAAGCTCATAGACTGTGTTGATCGATAATTCTGAAACATCTATACTGAATGTTAGCGGAGTTGTCGGCATACCGACACCTATATCAAGCACTGCCGCCATTGAAGTTATCTTGGCTAACGCCTCATCATAAATCTGAATGTCAATCTGTCCTGTTGCAACGGTGGAATAACCAAAACAAGTGACTACCAATCGCTTGATCGAGGCATTATGATAGTATTTACGACGCTGTTTGATTGCGGTTACAGTAGCAAGATTTTTCCAAATAAGATGAGTGCCTACTTCATTATCGTCTGCTACACTTGCGCTGACTTGCGCGCCAAAAACATTACCGGAATTGGCTTCCAGAATACCACCGGAACCATCTCGCCCAAGTTGCATATCACCGTCGCCGATTTCAGGAACCATCGTGGCTTCAGTCGTATTATAAGTGACGCCATCAGCATCAAAAGCCACTACTGTCACATATATTCGGTGCCGAACATTAAGGTGTGCGGTGTTTCCTTCACCGGTACGAACCATTATTTTGCTACTGTTCGACCTTATAAGAGCCAACTCATCAGCGTCACACGCACCAGCAGCAACCGCGCCCAATCCTGAATAATTCCAGTAAATCTCATACCGGGACACCTCATCACGATTGTCGGCGGCGACCATATTGAAATGAACACTAATCAAACGATGATGAGTATTCAGCTGCATACTAACCACAGGCGCGCCCGACCACGACCCGCCGGCTACAAGTGCTGTAATGCGTGCATCTAATTCATCAGTGATTGATTTTGGAACCGCACCGTCAGCATCGGAGGGCGCCGCAACGCCAGTAATCTTGACCGCCGCAGCGCCGTCATCGAATAGTTCTAAATCTCTACAAAGGATTTTTAGAGTCTTGTCCAATGTACCAGCATCATCGGCTACCTTGAGTGTCATATCATCATCAGTTGCATCTCTGATATGAAGATAAACATCCTTTCCAACGTTCGGTCGCATTTTAACCGGATTTACCTTGGTATCTACCTTCAGCGCGGTTCCCGCGATATTCTGAAGTACGTTCAGATCATCATCAATCGTTTTGTTTTTCAATTCCTGCGTGGTATCTGTTCCAACAACCGAATTTCCAACACCAACTCCATGGATATTCGCACTCGCCGCTTCATGAGTTTCGCGCCCGATTGCTTCTTTCATCGACCCGATCTCGATCTTGCTGACCACTTCGTCTGTATTATCCCAGATCGAATATGGCTCCGTCGGATCGTATTTCGATAATTCCGGATGACCTAAAACAAAAGCAGTATCGTCAAACTCGAAATAATATGCTGCTGCTTCCGCATCCCATATACCAATAACGTTGTAGGTATCAGGTGATCCGTGACTTGAGATACCCATTTCGACGTCATACAAGGATTGTGAAGCGCGTGCCCACCATTTTCTTACAGTTGCCATTTATGAAACCTCTCTAAAATATCAGCGGACTAAATTCACCGGCTGCTGATGCCTTCGGGATCGATGACAGTAATTCCTCGCCAACGAACCTGACAGTCGCATCATGTGCCAGAAACAAATTGCCAGTATACCCTGACCGGAGCGCATCCGGACAGGTCATTATGAATTTCATTGCAACATCATCATGCGGTTGTACTTCAACTCTCCCAATGATAGTATGATTCAAGATAGTCAATAAATCAAGCAAGTCCGTGCGACTCAGCGCCGTCCAGACAAAAGTAACTACCGGGCGGTATCCTTCAACACGTTGCCTGAAAGTGCCGTCAGACAGCGTTAATGACACGGTTCCGCCGTCCTGTCGCTCGGGTATGAACTCCAGGTGTGTATCAACACAATCCGGCAACGAAATTATCCGACCATCATTCTGGTCAATGTTTCGCCATATCTCTCCACCAGGATCGGATGCTTCCAGAAAATTGCTCGTCAAAACAACCAGGTTCGCAGCAACAGATAGAACCGTATAACACTTATTGCCCCCCTCTGCATTAGAGATCTGCTGATCGGCAGCGAGGCAGGATGTCAGGTCCGCGGATGTTACAACATTACTATCGGCAAGAGTCCAATTAGCAGTTCCCGGTAACTGGACTTTCTGCCATTTGAAGTCCGCATCCAAGCCCTGTAATAATGAGAACTTCGGCGCCCCCGTACCCCAGATTAATGTCTCAGGATAACTCATTTTATCACAAACCGCTACCTTTCACTTTCCACATAACAACTTCAGCAACATCTATATTGATATTGATTTTCTCAATAAGATAATTGTCATTTCTAAAGGTAACTTGCTCTTGAGGATTCAAGTCCAGCACATCTTCCATCATAACTTGCAATCTTAAACCTATCTCCTGTTCTGAAAAGAGCTTAAAATAATAATCCTTCAAGAGAGTTTTATAATGCTCATTCTTAACAAGATTCTGACTATATGTAGGGAACGAATCCTCCGATCTGAATCTTGATATATATTGTGCACCTTTATTAATAATTCGTGGATTCCATACACCCCTGTTTTCTAAAGCAGTAAGACGAGGAATAATTGAAATAGCTTGATTTTTCTCTATAATAACAGAATCTGTAATTATACATATCTCTTTCAAAAGATCACCAGCAGATTTGTCTTCTACTTCAAAAAATACTTTATTAAGTGCCCCTTTAATCCATATTCTGTTATCAGAAAAATTATAATAAGTACCTTCCTCATCAAATTCATTGTGTGATTGTGGAATAATACCTATAGTTGTATGAATAGAATAATCCTCTGGTAAACTGCCATCTACCCCTACCGAGTCTGGATCAAAAGGTATATTCCTTTGTATATGGCGACCGCCTTCTATTCTTAAATAACCAAATTCAATTAAAAGCTGTTTATGAACAACTTCTCCTTCCCAGTCTTCGCTGTCGGAAGTAACATGAGCTATGCTGTGTGTTTCTTTATCAAAAACACATAATTCATATGAAAGACCCCAAACAGCATTATAATAACTAATTCTTCCATTTAACACTCTCTTATTTTTCCATCCAGTACAATGATATAAATTTACTCCCACTACCCTATCTCTACCATTAAAGAAATACATATGATGAGTAGTCTTACGAAGATAAACATCTCTAACAATACCTTCCCATATTGCACCATAATTAAAAGTATAATCAACACTAAATGTTTTATTAAAACCAAGCAGACCATTAAATTGAATCCTTTGAACTTCTCCCTCCACAACAAATTTGGGGTATCCTATAAATAAAACCTCTCCACTTAATATTGAATCTACAAAACCACCACCTGTAAATAATTGTTCAAGAATTAAAATTCTCGGAAATGGTATCAAAGTACCTACATCTATAGTACCAATATCTATAATACTATAATCATCATTAACTTGCATTAATATATTTATTATAACATCATCAATATTAATTCCTTTCAAAAAACCTCCTCGCGACGAATCTTCATCAAATCTACGATAATAGCCTGGTTTTTCTTCATGCCATAAAGCGGGGATATGATTTTCAGATACTGCCCAAGCCAAATTATCAATATGAACTCTGGATGAATATATAAACTTCTTTTCTAATCCAATCTTTTCAATATCTGATAAATTATCATAAACAGAAGGAAAAACATGTTCAATATAATCAGCAAGTTCGGTTAATTCATCATAATCTGCTAAATTCTTTTCATCTACCCACCTTGCTCGCTCATTTATTACTCTTCTACTTTCATCACCACCATAAACAGTATCTTCCTTTATTCCTAATTTTACTTTATTTAAGACACCACCCCAAGAGATTGCTGAAAAAATTGTTATATCATCACTATAAGCAACTTCAATATCTATATAACCATCAAAAAGAAGAGTAGTATTGTAATAAATAAAAATTCTTAAATTACTTTCTATTAACCTTTCAGGGTCATAAACCGCCAAATCTGCATAAGGAACAACAAATTCATGCCACTGCTCCCTCGTAAATTCTTTATCAATCGTTGGTGGATTATCTATGGGATAATAAAATTGTTTATTGATAAAACCAGCTTCATTATCTGGAATAAGTATGAATATTTTTATCATTCTATTGATCTACGTTTATCAAATAAATTTCTTTCCCTAACTATACTTGAAACTTGACGATTCCCTATATAAACTTTGATGTCCGAACTACCAACCGGATCCTGCGTGCCGCCGGACGCTGATGCACCCATAGGTAAAATTCCACCTAAAAATCCTCCAAGACCACCTACTCCACCAAATATCGCAAATAGTATCTTCAAAGCCATCATCTCAGCAACCATCCGCCGGAGTATGTTTATAAACGATTCTAACATTCCCTGCAAGCCCTTTTCAAACGGATCAAAAAGAAAATCAGCAAACGCGGTCTGGATGTTCCGTGCAGCTTGAATCGCGAACTGATTTATTTTTTTTGTAGCCTTATCTACTTTTTCTGCCGTTTCACCAAATTCTTCCTGTAATCGTTTCCATTCACGATTGTACAATTCAGTCGACATGTGACCTTCCGACATTACTTCATTCAAGTGAGCTATCCCAAAAGCCAACTTTTCAGAATCAGTAAGATTTTGACGATATATCTCACCCCATCGTTCTAACCAAGATGTATCAATCGGAATTTCTTCCCATGTAAGCAAATCCTCGATGTTAGGTAATAATCCTCCAGTTCCCCTGATTGATTCTGCAACGTTTCCTTTTCGCCATTCCTCAAACCAACGTTTCATTACAGATATATTAATAGTTGCCGCAGATGATAAACCCTCTACCGTATATGTTGCTTTTTCAGTATTATCAGCAGTTATTCCCATCGCTTTATTGAATTCTGTCATCCCTTTATCAAAGTATGACAGTTCTTTGTTAGCCTCCTTCTCAGCCTTCGCCATGTCCTTAAATGTTTTATTGATAAATACCAGGAATAAACTGTATTCTGATGCTTTAGCAATATCATCCATTATTCCAAGCTGTTTGAATAATTCTTCATTTACTAACTCAATCGATGACTTTGTATCCTTAAATATCTTATTTAATAATTCAAATGCACCTTGTAAAACATTGACTGCTGGAGTAAGAAAATCCGAGAGGATTCTTCCGATTTTTTCAAGTACATCACCAAACTCATTCGCTAATGCTTGAATACTACCACCGAATGTATCTCGTGCTGCCTCAGCCGCTCCACCCATCTGTTTCTCAAATTCCTGCAGTATCATTTGCTGAGCTTTAACCGTCTGTCCAGTTTCAACTAACTCCTTTATCATCTCCTTCTGTTCAACCGTAAATTGAATCCCCGCACGTGAAAGAGCAGTAATTCCTAATATCGGATCATTGAGAGCCTTTCCAAGCATAAGCGCCGACGACTTCAAATCCTGACCAAGTGCAGTACTCATATTAAGTGTAGCCATAACAGCATCAGGCATTACATCACGCCCTATGTTGGTAAATGTCAGCAGAAGTCCTTGCATTTCGATAATAGCTTCATCACCATAAGTAGTTACCTTCTGGAGAGAGGAAGCCATATCTTTTAATTCACCAACCGTCATTCCTGCAGCATAACCCGTTGATTTAATACGTTGTGCAAGCTGACGTTCTGCTAATTCCTGCTGGTTGTATGCACTAACCGCCCCCTTTACGAAGCGCGTAACAGCATAAAAAGTAGCCGCTAATGCAAACTTGAAAAGCAAGGTTGCATTACGAATACGCGCAATAGCCATTCGCATTTTCTCAAGCCCCCCAGTTATGCCACTCGCAGATACCCGTATTTTGCTATGCGATTTCTTAAACTCGTCTCCGATCTCTTTGGTGGATTTACGAGTCTTGCGCGTTACTTTTTCTAAATTTATTTCATACTTATCGAATGCAGAACCAAGATATTTCGCCGAACTACCTAACTTTTCAACATCATTTCCCATGATGTTAGTAGCCGCACGAGTTTTCTCTTGCGCTGTTTTCAAGCCACGCACTAATTGCGCCATATTCGCAGTTATATCAACCTTCACTGATCCCAATGGTGGAAGATCAGCCATCTAACCTCCTGCATATTTCATTATGTTGTCGTTGTCGATCAATCAAACTGATCTCCTTTATTGGTTTCTGCTTCGGGAGTAACCGATGCAAAGGTGGAATGGTCTTTGCCCGCGATAGTACAGCCGTGAGCCACGCCTGCTGAATTGATACCTGTATTTGCAGCTCCACCCGACCGGTATATGCTGCCGCCATTAAGGTAAATTCCAACGGTGTCATCATCCAGAAATCGCACGGCTGCACTCCTGCTTGGATTGCTAATTTGTACGCCTCGCGCCAGTCGAAGCCCGACGCTGCTTCGGCTTTATCGCTGGATGTTCGACCGGCGCTTTCGATTCCCCCAGCGACTTGCCGAATGCCTCCGCGACCTGTTCGGCAAACATTGCCGGATTTGTCTCCCAATCCAGAACCTCATCAAACGATAAATCGTGATCGTCCGGCAAGAGCCCAGCCCAAAGCAAACCGGTCAAGTGCAGCATATTGGATGGATCAAGGTTCGATAAATCAGGCTTCAATCCAATCTGCTTGGCTTCAGATTGCAACCCAGCATAGGATCGCATCGTAAACCGGATGACCCGCTCACGACCTCCGATCTCAAGTTTTACGCTCATACTGCCGCCCAATCACCTGAAACCTCAAGTGTCACACTACCAGTTGCTGGAGCTTGATCCGGAAAAGTATCCTTTTTATCAGCAACAAGACAATCTGCTTCTTCGATGTCTGTTCCAGAATATTGCCGGCGAATCTTCATCACCGTACCGCCACGTATTGCTGCCTTTAATGCTGCTAAATCTGCCGCGTCCGGAATATAGAGATAGCTCAATGTCACCGATGCCGAATAGCGACCATAGAGCAACTTTCGCGATCTACTGTTTTTCGATGATACATCAATCATATCTGAAGTCTCACCGAAGTCGACATCTTGTTGTGATCCGACCGTTGTCCAAACAGGCACGGCGTATGTGCCCGTATTTACGCGGAGCAATACATCCGCGCCGTTTATCTCTGCCATGTTTACCTCCTAACCTACGTTTGCGAGTTTGAATGCACAGACCTTCAGGTCTGTTTCACTGGAGTATGTAATCTGAACCTTGCCATCACCATCATTATAACCGGCTGTAGGTACAACGACCCACGCCTCGTCTTGATTATCGGCTGCATCAATCACCAACGAGATATTACTGATTGTAATATCCTGTCCAAATCCAGCAACCCGGATCGAGGTTTTCTGTGCGGTGATCGTAACTGTTCGACTCGCTGATCCAGTATTCTTTACGACAAGGACTGTTGGGAAATTATTGATATACTCATCACCAGCAGTTGCTGCCGCAACGAATATATCGCTATCAGTATCCCGAATAATACCATCCTCATCAAGTTCCTGAACCGCTAAAGTAGCCATCTCAACTCTCCATTGCTATAAGCCTGACCGTTACCACTCGTCCGGCGATCTTCTCGCCAGGCGCGCCCTCAAGCGGCATTGTAATTGCGCCAGACGCTGACGCTATAACTGTTGTGTTATTGTCGATCGCAAGCGTGTGCCGATGAAATAATGTTCGTACCCGCTCTGCAATAATTTCAATTGCCTTTGAACTCCCCTCATCCTGAACATAACATCGAATATCACGAATCTGTTCGCGCCCACGTGTCGTCTTGGTATCAAACGGCTCATCACCAACCGGCGACGATATAACGATATAAGGCAGCTCAGCATCATCCGGCACCAGATCACCACTGAAAATTGCCGGATTGCCGCCGTAAGTCTGAAGTAATGCTATTAGTGTTGCATCACTTGACAATCGCGTATAGAACGCTTTTGTGAAATCACTCATCCGCTTACAATTAGTTTGCCAAGCCGATGCCGATACGTAATAACCGTTCGACGCAAATATGGACGTTCCGCCATTTTAACTCCGCCAGATTTATTTGATGTCCCAAGCTCAAGATAAAGCCCATAATCTTCAGCAGGACCTTTACGCACTCCTAAATATCCAATGATCTTTTTTGTATGCGCATAGCCGCCACGTCTAACTACCTCATGCCCAATAGCTGTGCGAAGTGTATCTGTTACAACTTTAGGCGGCGTTCCTGGTCGGGAAGGATCAAGTCCTCTCACTCCTCGAGGCGTAACTCGCCGTGGTTGTCCACGACTAACTAGCTGCTTACATTTTCGCTCAGCAAAGATAACTGCCTTAAACATCCCACGTTCAAGTATATTGCTCGCTTCCTGAATAACTTTATCAGCATTCCATGTAACCCGAATACCCAACTTACTGCACCTCTGTACAGTTAACTTCAAGATGTCGATCACCATCACCAGGATGTCTGACCGCCAGAACCTCAACCACTAATCCATCGGATCCGCGCACAAGCCGACAGTCGCTTGTTACATCCGCCCGATGTCGGAAATACGCAATGTGACTCACGCTCCCCTGTTCTTTGTCGCCTGCAATTTGTTCACCGGCGCTGGCTGGTCGGATCCGCCCCCGTTCCGTTGAGATCGTTGCCCAGCTCTCAGTAAAACCACCTTGACCATCCGATACCCGCGCTTTGCGTTGGACTTCGATCTTCGATTTCATTAACCCGATCAAATCGTTATCCGTGTGTATTTCGACAGAATAACCTTCACGTCTGCAGGGAAATCATCAAACCGAATATATGAATAATCACCAAGATGCTCAGACTTCAAACCTGAATCTCTTCGGCTGTAATCCCCGGCGATAAGCTTGAACGTTGCCAGCTTCACGTCGCTCGGCGCGCCATCATGCCCGGCTACATAAATCACTTTCCACCGGCGGCGCCCCCTCGTCCAAATTCCTGAATTACTCGTCAGATAAATCAATCCAGCATTCGGATCAAAATCATAATCATCTGCATCGGCAAGCGCATCGTCATCCTCGGTATCAGCAATCGACGTGATACTTGCAACCGGCAATTTCCCGACAATCAAATCCCGTTGACTGCCATCAAGATATTCAGTCTGTGATGCTTGAGTAAAATCATGATCGCAATACTCCTCAATGACTGCCGTATAATAATCAATCAAGCCATCAAGCAAAGTATCATCGTCAGAATGATCGATGTTTAGAAATACCTTGACTTCCGCAAGTATAACTAAATCAGCCATTTAGTACTCGTCAGCGTTCGGCGTTTCCGGATGGTATTTCGTTCCAATCGCGCCGCATGGAATACCATTCGCATGATTTCCAACCTGAACAAAGCTGAGACGAGTATAACGCTTGGCATTCGGATGCGATTGCTTATATTCAGCATTGACAACCACCTGATCTTCAGCAGGTACGTTAATCAGCGCGAGCCGCCCGGATGCAGCGTCATCAAAGGTTTCCTCAAGCAATTCCTGATCTGTTACCGCCGCGAAATCACCATCGGTTTCAGTATCGGAATGCTGTAAAACGATTGATAAATAAAGACCGGCGGCTAACATATTACCAGAATTGCCGACGAGTGCCTGGTGTTTGACCCGCGCCCAACCCAGCCCATCAACGTGAGCCGATTCATTATGGTCTCCATTCTCAGCAAGCACAACCGGCGCAAGCATCTGAAAACAATATTCAGAAAAGTTAGGCAAATGAAAAATGGAACTCAGTGTAACGTGAGTAATCGAATTTAATGTCCTGAATGCCATGTTCTACCCTTTGATTTTGTTGATCTCTTTGTTGATTTTGGCTTCACCGACTTATCTTCGGGCGGTGCTGTCGGTTTCTTAACCACCTTTGTAGATAATTTCGGTGCTTCAAATAACACCAAACCACGACCGACCAGTTCCTTGCGCACTCGGACACCCACGTCGCTCTCAGTGAGTACCTCGCCACGCTTGAAGAGTACATCACTACCGAACGCAACATTCCTCTTGAATTTCATTGCCCTCATGGTCAACCCAATGTTTAATTAACCCAGCCCGGTAGTAACTAATTGAGCCACCAGACAGATATTTAACGATCCCACCATTCATATAAACGATACGACCATTGATAATTCGTAATATATTTGCACCTGCTGTTATTATCCAACATCCACCTAATAAAATCCGTCGATGATCTGATACAATCATCCGACTAATTTGATATCGACACTTCTTTTTAATAGTCTGACGTATATCGTCAATCCAGAATACCTCTTCCTCTTGATGGATAATTAACCGGTACTTATCGACGTCGACCAGATCGTCAATGTTATCCGGCATAAAATCCGCCCGAACGAAATTAGTTAACCGATCTATGTCGCGCAATCCACGTGCATCGATTAAGTCCTCGTGCATATCCGTATTCTGTGGATCGTAATATATATCACCATTCCTGAATGCAATAAGCCGTAAAAACGATAGCTGCAAAGGAGGGGACAATCCCCTCCCCGCAGATTTGTTTAAGTCAATGGTCAGTTCGCACCAAGTACGCCGGATGCGGCATTCCTTGCACGCGTCCATTGAATCGCATGACCGCTGAAATCACCAACGGTTCGAGTTCCGACAAATTCGAGCAGAATTCGGGAATACTGTTTCTGTCCTTTGTACTCTGCTGTATAGACCTTGTTGTCATCACCGGCAGCATCCAGTGCCTTCAGAAGTCCGGTGGTTGCATCCTCCATCGCGGTTACAACACCATTGATTGCGAATTCAACCATATTCGCATCGGTAACGTCAACATAAGTTGAATCATCGTCGCATTCCTGAATAACCAAACGCGTGTGATGATTTGCTGAATGTTGGGCGGTATCACCGACTCCCACGATATGCAGAACACTCTCGCAATTTGCACCATCAACACCGGTTAATGTAACATCACCACTAACAGTGTATGCATCGGGATCCATCGTCTGGATAATCCCGATATTGTTCGTTAAGTCTGAATGACTCATATTGTCTCCTCTATGTGCGGTTAAGACGAATGATCGCGTTCACATCCGACAGCTTCCCGTCAAAACGTGCGCGTACTTTGAAACCGACATAGTCGTTTGCAGCATACAACTCAACCAGTCGCTGGATCGTGAAACCAACCCGATCACAGATTATATATGCGCTCAGATCACCGAACGCTAACAGCGGATGTCCGTCGGCAGTCAATGCAGCCCAGTTCGCATCCGGGACTTCAATGAAGCCAAAGCCCGCAAGCGTCGGCGGCGTTCCTGCCTGCCACGATGGCTGCCAGAGGAAATTCCCCGTGTCCGCGCCATCGGCATTCGACCTCAGCAAGATCAACTGCAACATCGTTACGTTCGGGATAATCCACCGACATGACGGTGTCCGATATTGCGCTGCAAGCCGGTACGGGAACGCCTGAACATCCTTCGGTACGATAACACCCGATGTTGCCGTTGAGATGTCGTGTCCCGTAATACCTGCAACGAGGAAACCCTCCGGCTGGCTTACGCCAGTTCCCTTGATCCACTTTTGCTCCTGCAGAAGTCCCAGCTTGTAACCGAACCGCTCAGCAATCTTGGTTTCAAGATTGAAGTCCTGATCTTCAAGCAACTCCTGTGATACTTTCAGAACACGACCCGCCTTATGCGGCGTCAAGGTCAATTCACCGGCAACGGTGTCATCCGTCTCTTCGGTGAATGCCTCCGTCTCACCCATCATGTTCATATCCCAGTCATCATCCCACGCCGGATAAATCACTTTATCCTTCGATGTGGTGATAACCTCGCAAAGCGGACGAATGAAAGTTGCCTGGTCCCGCTTGACGATAATCTTGCTCTGAATGTCCGGCGGACATAAATACCCGCCCGCGGGATCGGTCAGACGCGTCAACGCCTTCTTCTCTTCGGGCGGCGCTTCTTTACCCCGTCGAAGCCAGTTATCGAACGCCTTCCTTTCGATAACCATATCCGGCGTCGGTTCGGTAACCTTATCCTTCGTTTCACCATCCCCGACCGGATGCTTATGAACCGGATCATTGAAATAGCCGTCAAGCTCATTGCTCATTCCGTCAAGTTTCTGCATCTCATCGGCTTGATGCTTGAGACTCAACGACTCTTCCCAAAGATCCTTGACCTTCGCGTGCTCCTCGCCGGTCAGTTTGCGCTTCTCTTCGACAGCGACGTCACCAATTGCCTTGCCTTCATTGTACTTCGCCTCCGCCTTTTCAAGCAGAGCCTTAATTTCTGGATTCATTATTAAATTACTCCATGATACTTCAACTGCGTTTCAAGTTGCATCCGTTCAAACGAATGCACATCATCGTCATCCTCTCCTGTGGGTGGTGGCAATTCAAGCTCCGTCCCGGCAATTAAGGATTTCAATATATCAATTCGCTCATCACTGACTAAATTTAATAGCCGATCACAAGCAACTTTGATTTCGTTTTCGTCGATCTTGCCCGCCATTGCCAGATCGAACAACGCGCCAGCCTTGACGCTCGTAATGATAGCTTCTTCGTTCGCCGCGAATGGTACGGCAGACACTTCATACCATTTCACTTCCTCGACATAGCGAATCGTTCGCTCGCTATTGTTCTGCGGCGTCAAGGTCAATTCATCGGAATGTCCGTATCGATCTCTAATCGTTTGAAATCCAAACGATAACCGATTAATGTGTCCTTCCAACATCTTGATCCGTATTTCCTGCGCCGATGGCGCCGCAGACAATTGTGCCTTAAACAAAAGCCCATAATCGTCTTCTTTGGCTTCAATTACGGTACCCAGAACGCTCTCAGCATCCCACCGATGCGATGATAGGAACTTGACCAGACCGGCGGGTACTCGCTCCTTCACCGTCTTCTTAAACGCCCCCCGCACTATTACGTCTTCATCAGTATCGACAACATCGAATACTGACGCATAACCTTCAACTACATTCAGCTCATTGTCAGCCGTCTTGAATGTGACCGGACGGATTAGTATTTCTGGTTTCATATTGTGATTATCCTTCTTTTAGGTCTTGCTGCTGCAGGCGGCGCTGGACGCGGTGACTTCGGAGCTGTATTTATGCCACCCTTATGCACCGGATAATATTCACACGCCTCCCGCCATCGGTAACCGATCGACTTGAAGACTGCTAATAGAAATCTCATTACATAACTCCTTTATACAACCGGAAGTAAAACACACCGGCAATTGCTTGACAATAGCCCATTGGCAGTGTATATTGTAGATAAAGTTTGGAGATCATAAACATGACCATTAAATTTACGAACACTCACGTCGACAACATCTGCCAACGTTATCTCGCTGGCGAATCGGAACTGGCACTCTCGAAGGCTTTCGGTGTTGATCGCGGAGTTATTCGCCGAATCCTTACTGAAGAGCGAATCACTCCCAGAACCGGAAGCCAAGCTAATATCATCAGGATGCAACGACTCACGCCCGCTGAACGCTCTACTCTCACTGCGGCTGCCCATGATGCTGTCCGCGGCGTTACTCAAAGTGAAGAGCATCGATGTAAAATCGCGGCAACCATTGAAACCAATCCTGTCAATATCAGCCCGATTGAAATTCGCCTCTGTAATGCTCTCAAGCGGCGTGGGATTAACTTTACCCATCAAAAAGCCATCGGGCGCTACAATATCGATGTCTCCATTAACGAATCGCGCATCGCCGTGGAGATATTCGGCGGACATTGGCACGCGTCTGGTAGACACGCCAGGCGTTTCCGTAAACGCATTAATTACATCCTTGATCACGGTTGGATACCCGTTATTATTTGGGTTACCCCCGACTATCCGCTTGGACGTGGCGCTATCAAGTATCTGATCACCCTTATGCAAATGCTTCGCGGCGATAAATCCATTCAACGTCAAGAACATGTGATTAGGGGAGACGGTAAGCCGTCTGCCATCGGCAATACCAATATCAACTACAATGCCGTTATAGGTGGCGATAAATGCGGCAAACTGATCAGGGGCAAAGATGGGCGTTTCACCCACTAAGCAGTTCGGGTGAAGTGGTGGTGCCTGTATCGCTTCGTAATTGAAAACCATCGGCTTTATCGGCGGATCCTCCGGGTCCTCCGGGTCCTTAGGAAGCGGTGTCAACGAATCACCCTGCTCATAAAAATTCGCGCCTATATCTGCCGTTTTACCTTGCATTGCAACACAATAATCGCAAGCATCACTTGCTATCTGCCACTCTTTCTCTTTGACGCCCGCCATCCGCCATATCTCTTCAGCTCCCCGATTGCCAGCCCGGATCGTTTCAGTCCGTGCAACCATCAATGCGCGCTTCGATGTCCAATTTTTGAATTGATCGGTAAACGCATCGACCATTTCAGTATAACTCAATCCTTCGGTTTGCGCCCGAAGTATGATTGCTTGTACATCCTGAATCGAAGTGTGTGATATTCCCTCAGCAAACTTGAAACCATAGTCCTTAATGAATGCCTGTACAGCCTCGTTGCCCAATTCAAACGTAACACCAATCAGGGCTGCCTCAGCGATACCAATATCAATCAAAATTATCATTAATATCTCGGCGCCATCCTCGCCAATCCGCTTTGTCCAAAGCTCCTTTAAGTCGAAAAGCTCTTGTTGAAGCAGATCCTTTGTCGTTATACCCTTCGGTGCATATTTCCGGATAACCTTCATTACTTCCTTTGCTTCCAGTTGAAATTCCTTAACAGCCCAAGTCTTGATCTTTGGAATATAAGCCTCTGCCCGCGCCCGGCGACCGATGGCGCTCCGAAGTAATCCCGCGCCGGATTCTCCAGGTGTTGCTTTGATTAAAGAGACTCCCTTAGCACGAGCAGTGACAATCGGCGTCGCCTCCGTCCCCGTTATCGCAAGTCCACGAAGGAACTCGTCGCCGTTCTGTACCTGTGGTAACCCTACTTCAACACGCGCCTCATTGACCGTCATCCAACCACCGACGACACCTTCTTTCGCATTGTTCCACTTTTTCTGTCGAATATCAGCCAGTGCAGTTACTCGCGATATGTCAAACCGACAGGTAACACCTCCGCCGAAGTCCGATACAAGCCCCCGATTAATGCTGTCGTCAACCCGATTCTGGAGCGGTTGAATCGTATCCTGA